CGCCCCACCAGTCATATTTAGCGCCGGACGTGCGGTTGTAATAAGATTTAATCTGTGCTTCTGTTACGTTATCCAGTAAGACTAAATCCCACTTATTTGTGTCAGACAAATCAATCTGCTTACATCGCACACCGCCATCGCGCACAGACGCTGAATAGCAATCAAAGACCGTAACATGTTCATAATGATCGCCTTGGACGAATTCCACGCGCTCAATCGCTATCTCGCTGTGCGAGTATTGGCCTTTTGTAAAAAAGCGCGCCACCGCATCAGCCAAGGCTTTAAAAGGCTCTTTCAGAAAGCTGCGCTTGTGCTTATAAAACGCAAGATAGATACGGTTAGCCATTGTTATACGCCTCCATTAATGCATCCATTTGTTTAATAATATCGTCATGGATTGTCTGCATTTTTTCGATTATCAATCCTGGCACTTTAAGCTCATACTTACGCATGCGCTGGTTGGCAAGCTCAACCTGTAGTTTCTCAAGACCAGCCGCTTGCTGTAGAATTAAATCTGTTGCGGCTTGGTTATTCAATCCAGCGCGTTTAGCAAAGTCCGTGATATACCGACTGCATTCGCCTTGATAGTTTGCATTTTTAAACGCTTCCGCAGCGGCTTGGCGTTCACGATATTCAGACTCAAAACGAGTCCAAGTGCTGTAAATTGACGCAGCGTGAACATCAATGTTATTGATTAGTCGAGATTGTGTTTCCTTGGTAAACTCAGCTTGCTTTGTCTTTGATAACACAAACTGTTTTGTCACATTATCAAAATCGTGAAACTCGCTTGGCGCTTTACCGGAATATTTAACTTTCCCGGCTTCCAACCAAACAGCACCACCACCGGTGATACTGGCTGAAATCCCGTCAATTTCTTCATCGCTCACTTCAACCCAATTTTGATTATCTTCCACAAGATAATCAGGTGCGAACGTGTTTGTATCTAAATTAAATAACATCATAATTACCACCCATACCATCCGATTGCCAGAATATTAAAGCCAGCCTCACCACCGTTGTGTATTTCAACAACGTTGCCATTTTGAATATTAGCCCCTACTTGTTTTCTACCAGCGCCGACATCTGTCACTTGCACCATGCATGCGCCGTTAAATGCCTCAGGGAGATTCACTTTTGCATATCCTTCAATACTTACGTTCATAATAATCACCCGCATTACGCCATTATCAGCAACAGGGATATCAAACACTTCTGCGCCGTTGTAATGGCGTGGATAATGCTGGTGTCTGAATCTATTTTTTCGGTAGGTGTTATTTAATTCATTCCACACATTGCTGATATCTGTCTGTTTGGCAAAATACTCATGTAACCATCCGTATGACTTTGACCATAGCGCCCCAGCGCTTGATATAGTCATTACTGTTTCTCTGCTATCATGAAACCAATCACTTCCTTCTGGTGTATTTAGGAATTCGATTTGAGTGCTGTTATTTCCTGCATCTCTAAACCAGACAGAAGCTCGAGGAACGTTGTCACTTTGGAAAAAATCAATAAATCCACTTGTATTTTTTCCGCCTGCTTTGTTTTTTATAATTAATCCGTTTGCAAATCCCTCAGATCGACTACCCTCGATGCTTAGAGTGCCGGTCATTGTATCGCCAGATTTATTTACTCCTCTTAATCCATCAGTTCTAACCCAGTTTCCCCATGTTTTTAAACCGTAATGCATGTTTCTCTGATACGTTTCACCAGTGTTAAATCCAATGTACACTTGCATAACGCTATAAGCTGATGGGTATACCAATAGCGTGCCTGCGTAATTAACAGGGTAATTACGATCTCTCGTAGCGTTTCTGTTATCTTCTTGTGCGTAAACCCCGTATGTTTTAATGTCATCGAGATTTTGTGTGGTTAGTTTGTTACGTGTGAAATTGCTGGTTATTTGTTCATTAACCCAGTCTTGATACGCGACGACTTCATTTTTTCTTAATACAGGGAAAGCGCAATAACGTGTCGTGCTATCTTTCATCTTGTACACAAAATTAAAACGAGGGTCATTTTCGCTATTTGGATTCACCTCAAACCGCCATTCGCCACCATTATCAATCGGGAATTTTATTTTACTCCAACCACTTGTCGCTAAAACCAGTTGATTATTAATGGTTTGCTCGCCAGTGTTGGTAATATCTTCAACCCAGTTTAGTTGGTATGTCGCATTATTAAGATTTGCAACAGAAAAGAACTTTCGATTAAGCGTGACGTAATGGCAATAGAAAATACTATAGCCCTTCATCATGTAGAACGTCATTACAATCGGGGATCTAACTTCAAGTGGCAAACCTGTAATTTTGCTGTTTCCGTTGTTGTGATTGGCAAACGTTAAATAGCCATCTTGTCGGTATTTATCACCAAACAAATTGATGACTTGCTGTCTATTAGTTAAATCTAAAGCAAGTGTATCGCTTGATACGTAGATTTTTTGGAATAAATTATTGTTATCGGCTGTTACTGCTCGGTCAAACGCGGTTTTGACTGCTGCAGATGTTGCGACCGTATCTGCGCTATTGCTATTTATAGCATTAGATTTTTTGCTGTTTGGGATGTAATTAGTAAGATTTCGCACAACAGCATCAATTAACCCTTTTATATTGTTAATTGCTTTAGGTGTTGCCGCTTCGGTTTCTGATGAACTATCAGTCGCTGAGTTTAGCTTAACAACACCTTTCGCTGTAGTTGAAGCGCTTGGAAGCGCGTGTGTATGACCGTCACCCTGAGTTGCGCTTGTGCTATCCGCGGTCAAGTCTTTCGGCGCTGATTTTTTTTCAAGCGCCCCTAAGGCTTTTTTAAGCCAGGATGTGCGGTTGGCCAACTGTTTAATGGGTCTATTTGTAACGCCATTCTCACCGCCAAGCACAGGGTCGTTTTCTTCAATTTGATAGACTCCGTCTTCCCATTTGTCTTGTTCTTTTAAATTTGCCATAACTGTCCTTTAAATTAGCTTTAAATCTAGTTTGAACCGTGGTTATAAGCGCCGTTATATCGCACTTTATTGTTGTATAAGAACGCCACTGATTTATAATCCAGCACGGCTAACGTGCATCTCGCCGGAGTAAAATTACGCAACACTTTGCGCAAGTGCGCCGCTTGTTCATTTGTGATTGGCTGATTAAGTCTGATAGCGTAATAAGCCCATTTATCGCTTAACGGTATGGTTTGAACCAACTTGTGATTATAAGTCCGTGCTTTTAATCCCTCGTCAATCTCAATCTCGCCGAATCCTAACCGGCGGCAGACTTCGCGAATTGACCACGGCGTTCCTTTATATCGATGGAGTTCAATCGCGATGCGAATTAAGCTCCGTTTAGAGCTATCACTATCTGCGATAAACGCCCCGTCATAACCCGTCACACTCCATTTTTCGGCAAGCAAAGAGATAAAACTATCATCAATCAAATCGACCAACGTTGTCATTACCTTGCTGTTATCAATCTTATTCATGCCAAGGCTTAGGTCAGCCAACGTTTTATATTTAGTCTCTCGTTCAATTACATCTGCATACGTTAAATTAGCCATTAGAGCGCTCCGGAGCAGCATTGATATTGATTGCAGTGCAATTTGCCCATTCCGTTTCACCGACTACAATTTTTGCCGGTGCAGTTAAATTAACGTCATACACGCCTTCAACTCGTAGTGCGCTAATAATTGCAGACGGCACAACATCAACTCCTAGTTTTTTCGTTTTGTCCGACAGGTAGAGCTGCAACGCATCACGCGCCTTAGCCTTAACCACGTCTTCACGATAACCATCAAGTAATGTCAATATCGCAGTGATTTGATAATCTCGTTTTGTTGGCGCAATAACCTCCACCGTATCGCATAACGGGCGGCGGCGCTCAGGACTGACATATTCTTTTACATCATTTAAAAGACGACTGTCAGGCAGCCCTGTTTTAGTTAGGACGGTGATTCGCACAAGCCCGCCACGCGGGTTTGATACATTAACATCCGCAATATCTTGAGACACGGCGCGGGTGTGATAATCGTATGCGGCGATTGAACCACAACTGGTAAACGCTTCCGGCGCAGCAAGAATTCGTGCTCGGTATGGATCATCTTCTTCGCGCAACAACCCACCACTTGGCACATCAATGTTAGTGACAGCTATTTCGCCAGCGAAGTTTATTTCACTTTTAAGTGTTTTTATTCGGCCACGCTCCCAACCGTTACCCACCGTGCCTGGCTTGTTACAAGCCGCCTCAATTTCAACATACGAAATAAGCGGGGTAATCACATCATCATTTAGCGTGACAAATTCAATGTCATCAGTGACCGAAACACGCGTGCCTTTTGGGATAACCACAGATGGATGCTCACCGTTAATGCTAAAACGCAAAATGGTGCGCGCCGGGCGTTCGAGTAATCTATAACAGCCAAACGTTTCACCGCATAAATCCAACGCAAGGCCGGTGGCAAATTGCGGGAATGTTTGACGAAACGCTTCATTAATGCCTTGTCTCGCCAGGCTTTCACGCATGGCATAAACATTAATAAGCAAACGCTCAATGTGCGCTGGTTGTAAGATTTTCCCAGTGCGTTTTTCATACTGAGAAATCGCTTCAGTTAAAATGCTCTCAACATTGTCGTCTACGACTTTCACTTCATTTCTATTCATCCGGTAATCCTCGTGGCGTAAATTTCACGATGCACGTCTTCTGTAAGTGACCAAAAAATTAAAAATTCAAAGTGCGGGGCAGTCCCTTCTACATTAACTGAGTCGACATTGATTCTTTTTTCCCAACGCTGAAGTGCTAACGTAACCTCGCGCACGATGTTTGGAATTGCAATATCTTCCGGTTGGTCTATATATTGAAAGTGATCACTGCCAAATTCAGGTCGCAACACATCCGTTCCTTTCATTGTTGAAAGGATGTGGCCAATGCATTGATGGATGTCATCAATACCTTGCACAACTTGATTTTCAATGTTAGGTGCAAGCTGCCAGTGTGTTGTGATAAGGGTGCTTTGTGTGTTCATAGCCTTGATGATACAAGGCTATGCTGAAGAGTGCTTTTAAAGCGATTTAAAGAAGTGAGCTATTCCGGAAGGCCTGTTTTACCGCCGGAGTCGCCTGGGTGTTTGTGAGGACCGAGCTC